GCCCACAATTCGCAAGCCTGCGCCGATCCCGGTATTCGCCCGCGTCGGCTGCGCCTGGGTGCGCGTGGGATGGATTCCAGAGCGCAAAGCAGCGTAGAATTTCAGCCTTCCACGCAAAGCAAAGCCCCCGCTTATGGCGAGGGCTTCTTTGTTGGTGGGCGTCCGGCGGGGTTGCGTATCAGGCCGCGCGCGCCAGGTCGTTTCTTGCGCCCCGCATCCGTGTTGGCAGCTTGGCGGATTAGCTTGTGGTCGATGGGCTGGTTGCAGTGCGGGCAATTCATGCGAGCATTCCTCGTTTCCGATAGAAAACCTCTATGGAAGCAGGAATATACCATCCCTTCTTTCTATATTCTTCAATCGCAGTGTCCCGCGCTTGTTGAAACGACCAATTCCGCAGATCGCGGTACATCCTGATAGTCGCAAGGATATTAGGACCAGGCTTGCCGTGCATCGGGCAATTAGGATGTGCTGGACCGTCAAACGGCTGGCACCAGCACGCATCAGACTCGGTGAACGGAACTGGGTGCGCGGTCATGATTTCCTCCAAGAGTCGATTAGGCTGGGAAGAATGCGGCGGCGGCGGCCTGCTTCTTCTTTTCGATGTGATTCAGCGCCTTGCGGCTGTTCCCGCAGTTGTAGATGTAAGCCATGGCATCATCCCATGCCTGCGCGTTTACTGCCCGGTAAGCCGGTTTAACACACGCGATGAACTGCTCCCGCGTCAATCCGTTTCGCTGGCATTCCAGAGCATCTTCAATCCTAATCGCATCGTCAAGTGTCATCGTATTGCGCCTCCGTGCGCTGTGCTGCGGTTATGCTGCGATCAGAAATACATACGGCGAGTCACTTCCCGAAAATCTGGGCCACGCATGATTGCTTCGCACCAGAGGCCGGTAGTGAGATACGCCACGCGAACGAAAGTATATCCAGGATTCTCGCGTTCCGCCTTATCCTTAAACATCCGCGCTGTGTAGTCCCAAGCGTCCATTTGTGTTGCCTCCATGTATTGAGATTAACATAACCAGTTAATATGTCAAGAGGAAAGTGAAACAATCTCGCTAACCCTTATAATGTGTGGCTAAAACGCAACAGAGCATAGATAAATGGTGCGATTGTTGTGTTATTCTTACGCCTAAGCAGCAGTACCGGCTCCGCGAATCAAGTTGGCCGGCTCTTGAGCGCATCCACGGCGGCGACGCCGAAAGCACCGAAAACGGGCAGGCGAAGTGAACGATTCGCCCGGATCAGCGCACGAAAGCGCGGAAACCGATAATGCGAACATATTTAGACGCGCGTAGTCAAAAGCCGGTCTGCGCCGCAAACTTGACAAGCACACTTTACATAAGGCATCATCTCTGTCAATCCCCCTGGGGAGCGCGCGGAAATCGAACGCCTGCGCTACAATGCAAATATGGGCGCGAATAATCACACCAGCGGTGATTCTAAAATAGATAGCGGATATTCTCCGTCAAATTCTGCGGTAGTCCATAAAAAGGTCTGCGATCTCAAGCCAGACCATCGCAACGCCAACAAGGGAAGCAAACGCGGCAATGCGATGATTCAAGAGAGTTTGCAGCAGTACGTTGCTGTTCGTTCAATCCTCCTTGACAAGCATGGTGCGATCATCGCGGTGACGTTGTGATTGTGCAGCGCTGGGAGAACGCAACAGGCAAGAAGGCGGTCCTTGATGGGCAGGCATAAGATGCCGGTGGACGAAGCGAAGCTGGAGAAGCTGGCCCAACTCGGCCTGTCGAACGCGGAGATTGCCTCCATGCTGGACTGTTCCCCTGATACGATTGAGCGAAACTACCGCGACGTACTGGACACGGGCCGGGAGCATCGCAACGCCAGTTTGAGGCGCAAGCAGTTTGAGGTTGCCATTTCCGGCAATCCAACCATGCTGATTTGGTTGGGGAAGCAATACCTGGGGCAGAGCGACAAGCAGGAAGTGAGCGGGCCCGATGGTGGCCCGCTGCAATTCGTGACGCGTAGTATATTGGATGCAAAGGAGTAAGCCATGCCCAGCTACAACGCAGCCACACCGAGAGCGATCTATTCCGGCAATGAGATCGCTCTTGTAAACAGCGCGGCAACCGACAGCAGTGTGACAACGACGCAACAGTGCAGTATGGGGCCAGACCCAGGCGGGCAGACTGACCTGATCCTCACAAACACCACAAACCAAACGGCTACAGTGCAGATTGCGCCTTCGGACACGCCCAGCCTTTATCAGCCGTATACGTATCTCGGCTCGGCAATCACAGCTGCGGCGAATACCAGCGTCGGCTTTTCCATCGTGCCTAGTGTGTGGTTGCGCTGCACGTTTTTGACGGCTCCGAGCAGTGGCAGCTTGATTCTCAGCCGGTAGTATGCCAAAGCAAATAGAGCTTCTGCTCCAGCCTAAGCAGCTTGAGATCGGCAAGCTGATGTACCGCACCGGCCCCGATGCGGCAACGTGGATCGGTGGGGGTGGAGCGAGAGCTGGCGGCAAGTCGGGCGGACTCAGGCGCATCATGCTGGACAGGCGGTTGCAGCGGCCAGGGACGCCGGGAGTCATTCTCAGGCGCATCTATAAAGATGTGAACGAAAACCACATCCAAAAGTATTTCGCCGAATATCCCGAGTTGCTGCCTTACTGGCGCGCAACCGATCAGGAGTTCAGGCTCCCCAACAAGTCGAGGCTGTGCTTCCGGTATGCCGAGAATCAGCAGGCGGTCGATCAATCGTTCTGGGGACCGGAGTGGTACGACATCTTCGTTGACCAGGCGGAGCAGTTCACGGAACGCGAGCTAACGATCATCAAGAGCGCAAACCGCTGGCCAGGCGCGCCGGTGAACGACTGCAAAACGGGCCTGTTCTTCAATCCAGGCGGGATCGGTACAGAGTTCCTGCGCCGGGTATTCCATCAAAAGCGATTCCATGAACGAGAGCGCGCGCAGGATTTCGCGTTCGTGCACCTGTTCGGCTGGGATAACTATGTGTGGTTTGAGCCGCTTGGGATCAGCGCAAAGGACTTCTATGCGTTGCCGGATGGATTGAGAAGCGGTGAGGAGTGTCCGTGCGGAGCAGCGGGCGATGGTCCTGAGTTCATGTGCTGCCGGTTCCACTTGTTCATCAATCGCACGGCTGAGGGCAGGAAGCTGGACACGCTGCCTCCGAGCCTGCGCGCCGGTCATCTGCTTGGCAGCTTCGACTCATTCGCCGGCCAATACTTTGCGGGAGTGTGGGATGAGAGCAAGCTGATTCTGTCGGCGCACCAGCAAGAGCGGCTGGTTCAGGCATGGTGGACGCGCTGGATGGCTCACGATGATGGGTTCGTGCATCATGCTTCTATTGGCTGGTTCACGAGTGGCAAGGTAACCCCAAAGCAGTTCGAGGATGTGTTTGGCGTCAAGATAAGCGATGCGGTCAATGTGGTGGTGCTGTATCGGGAGCTTAACCTTGCCGAGACGGAGCCGGGAGAGTTGATCCGCATGGCACGGCGGCAGACGACGCTTGAAGAGTCGAAGACGATGATGCGCTATTTCCTGAGCGTGGATGCCTGGGAGAAGGACTCCAAGGGTCATAGCGTAGCCGATGAGATCAGCCGGGAACTATTGCGGGTTGAGAAGGTGCCTTACAAGGACCGCGAGTTGCAGGTGACATTCCCCTATCCCGAGCAGGCGACGAATGCGAGGATTGGCGGCTGGCGCTATATGTACGCCATGATGAAGAAGACCTGCGATGTGCTTGATGGGTGCATGAATCCGAGCCGCGAGGACGACGACTATGAGCGCGAGGGTGGGGGTTACTCTTTGAATACGCCGCTGCTTTTTATCTCTGGCGACTGTCAGGAGACGATTGAAGCGGTCCCGATGGCGATCCGGGATGACAAGCATCCGGGCCGGGCGGAGGATGTTTTGAAGATGCCGACAATGAGTGATGACATTCTCGACCGGATGCGTTACGGTTTAATGAGCGTGCTGAATCCAAAGGAGAAAGCGCCATTGCCGGTCCGGATGCAGGAGAAGTGGCAGGAGATGGGCGCGGCGGATCACACGGTCAAAGCGATCCAGATGAAGAAGATGGAGCACGAGGCGCAGCAGAGCGCGAAGGGGAGGAAGTCGAGATGGGCGAGGTGACAGGGACAACCTTATCCGAGCGCGAAACCTGGGTGCGCGAGCAGCGCGAGGAAACCGCTAAGGCTCGTATGGAGACCCAGGAGCAGGCAACCCGGCGCAAGCGTGAGATACTCAAGAACGTGAAGCGCGGCCCGCGAGAGGAGAACGATTACCGTGATTAGACGCTGGCTTAGAGCATGGCTGGGCATCGAAGCGATGGAAGAACAGGCAGCGGATGACCGAGATGCAATCAGAGCATTTTCGCAGGAAGTCAAGGCGCACCAGTTAAAATCATTGACACGCCCCGCCCCGGAAGCGCAAGATTCTCACAGGAAGCCTCTTAGCGGCGCACAGTTGCGTATTGCGGCGGCTCGACAGAACATCACGGTACCGATGCCGACACAGGCGGAAAGGCTGGCAAATGGCTGAAAAGATGAAA